AAACCTCTCAATTCCGCGCCGTGCCAGTTCATCCACACCAACTTGCGCGGCGGCGGTTGCCCCAAGGCCAACAATGGCACGCGGGATGGGAGGGAGAGGGACGGCAAAGGCGGCTCGGCCAGCCAGGGTGGCGGCGGTGCCGGATAGTCCTCCACGAATGATGCCCTCGGCGGCAGCCTTGGCCTTGGTTTCAAGGTCGGGCTGGACGGCGGTGGCTACAAAATTGTCAACTTCCTTGGCGTCATCTTCGGTAAACTCGCCACGGTAGGAAGCCTCACGCTTGACGTCGTCGGCCCAATTCAGCGCAATGCGGCGCTGTTCGGGATAGGAAAGTTTTTGGAACTCCGGCAGCGAGCTGACCTCGCTCCATGCGGGTACCTCGACTACCGGCTCGTCCTGATCGGTTACTTGAGCCTTGAGCGTAGCCATGTCGATGCTGCGCCCGTCTGGTTTGCCGGGGCGGGTTCTGCTCCTTCGGGTTCCGAGCCTAGCGGGATGCCGTACTCCTGTGAGGTGGCATCAATCTGGCGCTTTTGCTCGTCTATGACTTTCTGGTTGGGGCCGCCAAAAGAGATTGGCCCAAACTGCAAGGGCTTCTTGTTTTGCTCCTCGCGTATCTTTGATTCCATTGAGGCAATCTTGGCCAGCGCCGCCTTCTCATCCGCGTCGGCCTTAAGCATTTCAACTTGTGCGTTTTTCTCCGCACGGGTCATAGCAAAGGTGCTAAGTCGCTTGGCCAAGTCTGGATTGGATTGGGCGAGCTTTCTGATGTTGTAGGTTTCGCCGCCAATTTTTACGTCAAGATCGGGGTATTCTTGGTTGAATTTTTCCTCTTGTACCTGTGACTCCAAAAGAAAAGCCCTCTGCTTTTGCTCCTCCTGCCTGCGTCTGGCCTCCATCTCAAGTTGCACTCTGGCGGCGGCAACCTGCTGTTGCCGTTCGCCCGTCATCAGTCCAAACAGCCCGCGCACGGTTCCGCGCATCGGGTCAGCCGGGTCGTCCACAACCGGGGCGTAATCGTAGCGTTCGTCAATGGTGCTTTGGATGTCGGCCATGGCTAGAAACCCTTGGGGAAAAATCTTCCAAACCCGCCTATGATGTCGCCAATACCACCGGCAATGGCACCAAAGTTCTGTGCCGGACTGCGGTAGCTACTCGCAATCGCACCCACCTGGCTGCCGTACATCGACGCTTGGCTGGCCTGCATCTGGTTGTAGATGCTTGCCGCCGTCTGCGCCCCCTCAAACCCGGCGTTTGGATTGGCCGTCTGGTAGAAGGGAATCTGGTTGGGTTGGGCGTTAAACTGCCCCGGATTGGCCTGGTTGGCGTTGATGTAGTTGGAAAACATATTCTGCTGCTGATTCACTCTGGCTTGGCCAAGGTTGTAGAGGCTGGGGCCAGCGGCGATAAAGTCCGATGCCCGCCCAAGGCGGTTGGCAAGCAGCGTGTCGCGGAAGGCGAGGTTGTCGCGCAGCGCATCACCACGGGTCATGCCAGAGCCAAGGAATTGGGCAGCCGCTCCGTAGCGGGCGAGCTTGCGCTGTTCCCCGGCAAGGCCGGTCTGCATGGCCTCCTCGACCGCTGGGCCTACGCCAAAGATGTTGCCTCTGGCCGTCTGTGCCGCCCGCACGCCTTGTTCCACGTTGCGGCGCACTTCCTGGTCAAGCGTTGAGCCAAGGCGAAGTTGATTTAGCGCCTCGTCCTCCAACGCCCCACGAAGCTGTTCGGTGCGCGGGTCGGTCGTGTCTGGCAACTCCTCGGTCGCCATCTGGCGGTAACGCTGACCCAGGCCGATGGCGGTCTGGTAGGCTTCGGGATCAATCTGTCGTAGCTGGTCGGAAGCCCGCTCTTCGGGCAGGCGGACAAACTCGCGGAAAGAAGTGATTTCCTTCAAGCCCTCTGCATCCAGCGGGGTCAGGGGCTTAAAATTGGTGATCTGCCCTTGGGCGTTGGCGACTGCGTCCTGCACGGATTTAAGGTCGCCTTGCAGTTCCTTGATGTAAGCCTCGCTGGAGGTGCGGCGTGCGTCGCCGGAGGGGAGCGAGGACAGAAGCGTGTTGGCCGTGTTAAGGCGTTCGGAGATGCCGGTGATCTGGGCGTTGCCGTCTTCCACGATGCGGTTAAGCCGCCCCACTTTGGCCTGGTTAAAATCGTCGATGATCTGCTGGTCGCTTACCTGGAAGTTAAGACGGTTGGAAAGGTCGCTGGTGGCGTAGTTGCGCTCGCCGGACAAAGCCCCAAGTGCGTCTTGGAACGCGGCCAAGTTGCCGGGGCTTCTGACCCCGCCGGTCAGTCCGGCAATCTGCTCGGCCAGTGCATTGTATTGTCGTTCACGGGAAAGCTCGTTGGCATACTTGGCCTCAAGCTCGGCAACACTTTTCTTTGTCTTCTTGGATGCTTCGTTGATGGCGGCTGCAACTGTTTCAAATGGATAGTCCTTTGCCTCGGAATCAAACTTGCCCTGTCGCTTTCTTCCCTCCTTGGTCGCCTTGAACGGGCCAAAGCCCTCTAGTTGCTCGATCTCGCCCTTGTCGTTGATGCGGTATCTTGTCTTTCTTGCGACAAGCGGAATGAATGGATCTCCTTTGCGCTCCCATGGATTTTGAGGTCTTACGGCCATTATATTTCCCTCTTTCTGAACTTCTCGGTCGTCACCTTCTTGGCCGCCTCGTTGCGGGCGAGTAACCCGGCAAGGTCAAGGTCGTAGGTGGGGCTTAAAATCTGGGGCGGAGTGATATTGCCAAGATAGTCCACAGGCGGACGGGTCGGGGACATGGCAATGGCAGGATCAACCGAGCCATAGGGGTTGCGCCCATAAAGACCCTCAAACTGCCTGGTCATCTGGTCGCCCAGCCCCCGGTTGAGCGCAAAGGCGGCGGGGGACTGCTCATAGGAGCGCCGCAAGCCCTCCAGCGTTCTCTGGCCGCCATACTCACGCTCCAGTTGCAGGCCGGTCTGGACGGCGGCACGCTGGTCTCCCGCCTGCAAGTCGCGCTCAAGCTGACGCTGTTCGGGCATATACTTTACCCGCAGCTTGTTTTCCAGCTCCGCAATGTCGGGAGCCTTTTCCAGATAGGTTTCCAGCGAAGACCTGTAGAAAAGCGAATTGGCCTGTGCCGCCCTGAACGGATCGGGCGGGGGAGGTGGCTTTGGGATAGATGGCCCGCCGCCGCCCATTAGCTTAGTGCCTTTCTCATAAATTTTTCGTAGTCGTAAGTCCTTGGGTTAGAGCCGTTGCGTCGAAATGAGATCGTCCTGCGCCGACCAAATCTGTCCAAAAGAATTATCAGCAGGCTTTTAAGGTAGTCTTTGGAACGACTACCGTGTTCTCTGTCACTAATAGCACCACCCGAAGGGTCGGCAAGTCCGCAGACGGTTAGGTCAACAAACACGTCATCCCCGCTCTCCTCATGCCAGTAGTGGCTGGGGGCGGCACCGCTGGGCAGACACCTTGCCAAAGCCACCCCGCAAATCTCATTATCTTCCTTCCTTCTGACCACCCCCATCAGCCCCTTGCGGTCAAACCAGCCCACCCAATCCCTAAAGTTACCCCACCGGCTTTCCGGCACCCCGCTTTCCTCCAGGTACTCCACCGCCGTCATACGGTCTTTTGCACCTCAATCGTGTCGGGGTTGGCCGCTGCCGTGATCTGCCTGACCGCAAACTGGCCAGCCTCGCAGTTGATCGAGATATTGAGCGTGCGCCACTTGTCGTATTTACGAAGGTCGGAGGCAAGGCGTTTGTTGGTGGAAAGGGGCAGGACGGCGGGTAGCACAAAGGGAAGCACCAGCGCGGCAGAGGCGATGTTGAGGTTGGGTTCGGAGGAGATGTCGCCAAGGTCGGTTTCCCTTTGGACAAAAATGTCCACGTCGCTGGAGAAAGACTTGTCAAAAATGACCTCGTAGTGGCTACCGTGCTTGAAGCTAAACGGGTCGCCAAAGTTCATGTCACGGGTGCGGATGAAGCTGGAGTAATCCGCCCCGCCATCCTGGTAGTCGGAGGCTTGGATGCTGCTGGTGGCCCTGTAGCCGTTGTACTGGCGGATGATCCCGGTATGCCCCTTGGCCGTCAGCCGCTTGCCTTGGCCTGCAAAATTGGTCTGGGCAAACTGCAACACATCCGGCGTCCAGGTTCCCTCGAAGGCGCTCAAGATCGTGTTGTAAACAAGGATGGTGTCGTTGGAGTCGTTGGAACCGGTTGGGATGGCCAACAGATAGCGGTTGTCATGGAAAACAGCCGTGGCAAGACCGATGGCCGAGGGGTTGAGGTCGGCAATGACGTCCTTGACAATCTCGGAAACCGGCAAGCCCACGGTCGTAAAGTCGTCCGCTGCCGAGCGGGCCACCGTCCTGATGCCGTCGGAGGCCAGAAAGAAAATGTCGGAGTTGACCTGCACCGCGCTCTTTTCGGCGGCGCAGCCGACGGTCGTGGAGATGACCTCCACAATCCAATCCGAGGCCGATGTCATGTCGGGAGGGATGGTGACTTGGAAAATCTTGGATTTCTTAAACACCACCAGCCGGTTGGCATAGAAGGGAACAATCGCCGTGATTTCATCCCCGTCATCGCCACCCACCACAATGGAGTTGGCATCGTCCCACACCGAGGCATCCAGAATGTCGGAGGCGTAGATGGTGTTTCGGTATTGGCCAGAGCCTACCCCGATCAGCCGGTTGCCCACCACGGCCAGAAGCCTGATGGCGTCTGGAGGAGGAGAGACGCGGCCAGTTGCCGTGGCCCCGTCGCCGTCGCCCGTGATGGTTACGGTCGGGTTGGCTGAGTACCCGATCCCACCGTTGGACACGGTAATGCCGGTAACAGCCCCGCCCGCCACAGTTGTCGTGAAGGTCGGGTAGGTGCCGCCAAGGTCGGGGCCGGTCACGCTGGCCGTGGCGCTGGTATAGCCCGTGCCTGCGGTAGTCACCGTGATGGAGCGCAGTTTGCCGCTCTGGCGCTTGATAATGGTTCCGTCCCACACATGGAGCGGGTTGTTGCCGTCGGCCAGATAAACCAGGTTGTTGAACTGCGCCATGCTGACGGTGTAGTTGGCCGAGTTGTTAAAGCCAGTGGCCCAAGGTTGGGCGGTGTTTGCCCATGTGTTTGTGGACTGCGACCAGGTCAGAGCCGCCGGTTGTTGGGTGGACACGCCGTTGGTCTCAATCGAGTGCAGCCTGCCGTTGGCCACGGAAAGCAACTGCTCAAGGTTGTAGGTGTCGTAGTAAAGAAGCCCGCCAACCGAGGTTGTTCCGCTGGTGGCGGTGGTTGAAAAATTGGCAAATCCGTAGCGGGTCTCAATCTGTCCCTTGGGGGACAGGGTCATATTCTCCAGGCGCGAGACTTGGTTTTCAGCCAGGTTGTCGGACTGAAGCCCGCTGGCCTGCCCGCCCACAAAAGAGCGGATGCCGTCAAAGGCAAGCAGGTCGTCCAAGTTTGGATTATAGTAGGGCACGTCCAGCCCTCCTTACTCTATCTCTTCGCGGTGAAGCTCTCCAAGGCTGGATGGCGTGATGACCTTAATGCTTCCAACTTGGCTTAGTTCAAAGTTGGCCATGGCCGCCAGATCGGCGTTGGCACCCTGCACCACGCTACTGGCCTTCTCGTACTGCCTCTCCCGCTGGAGGGCATCGGCATGGGTCAGATCGAGGACAACCTGGTGGGCGTGGGGCAGGCGAAGTTCGTCATCCACCGAGTTTTGGCTTGGGGGAAAATCCACCGTGTGGTTGTTCCGGGTAAGGCATTTTAGCTTTTCAATCACCTTGAGCGTGGTTGTGCCTGTGGTTTGCAGAATGGGGTAAAGATCCAGCTCTGCCGTCCCGCCGGTGTTACGGCCCTTGAAGACAAAACTCGCTGGCGTGCCGGTACGCTCGGTGTCGAGCAGGTCGGGGTCTTGGCTGATGATGGTTTGAAGGTCAACAGCCATCAGCTCCTCGTCCCCGTAGGCCACGGCCAAAGGTGTCTCCACGTTGGAACCCAAGCTGATCGTGCGGGTGGAGGTCGAGACAGAGTAGGTCGAGTTAGTGACCGTCTCCCGCCACGGGGCAAAGTTCCAGACCCGGCGGTAGTTGAGGCTGGCGGCTTTCTTTAGGAAAGTGACCGTGTCAGAGTCGGTCTTGCCGACTTTCTCACCGGCGTAGGTGGCGATTTCAGAAAGCGTCATGGCCGCTTACGGCTTGGCAGGCCAGACCACGCTTTCGGGTGTGGAGAAAGTTTGCGGGATGTCGCGAAGCTCCTGGCGATAGATCGCCCATGCGGACGAGTCCACGGGAGAGTCGGAAAGCTGAGTCCAATCAGAGTCAGACAATAGGCCGTTACGTTGGGTTCTTACCTGATCCCACATTCTTTGCGTGATATGTGCCGGGTCTTGCAGCGCGTTGGCGGCGGCTTGCTGGTTGGCAAAAATCTCAGCCTCGGCGGTTGCCTTGTCTATTTGCGCTCCGCTTGGGTCAAAATATCTGACTTGGCCGGTTCCAACATTATTTTCAATTCTTGCAATCATTCTGTTTACCCCTCGTACATGATGTTGACGGAGCCAGCGTCGAAGGTTTCGGTTCCGCCTTCCGTGGTAAGCCTAAGTCTGTCCAAAGCACCAGAGAGTGAGACACTTCCGCCGCCGCTATGATGAAACGGAAGACCGAAAGAGAACGCACAAGCCCAATTATTTCCGGTCACATTGGATAAAATAACCAATCCAGAAAGCGACGATGCGGCTCCAAAGTTGGCTGTATTGTTCAATACAAAACCATCTGTGCTGGTTGCGTTTGCAGTACCCGCACCCCCATAGCCTCCGTTACATTCATAGCCAGAGCTTACAATCCCGCCGCTTGTTCCAAGCCGAAGCGTGGGAAGGGATCCGCCGGTTGTGCTGACTCGATAAATAATTACCGTAATCCTTCTTACCCAACTCGGAATCCCAGTGAAATCAACAGCCGTTCCGCTTGTCGAGGTAACGGCTGTACCAAGAGTTAAGGGCTGGGAAAGCATAGCAGGCGTTACGGAGCCGTTGGCTGGGGTGGTGCTGATGGCTGATGTTGACACGGTGGTCACACGGCCTTTGGCATCAATGGTAAGCGTCACGGCCTCGGTGTTGGTTCCGTAGCTTCCGGCGGTTACGCCGGTTGTGCCGAGCGTTCCCGTGCCGCCAGAGATAGTGAAGTCACCGGCCAGCGTGGTGGAAAGGTTGGTGATGGTTCCAGTAGTGCTGTTCAGCGTGGCAATGGTTCCCGTAGTGCTGTTCAGCGTGGCTACTGTTCCGCTGGTTGAATTTAAGTTGGTTACGGTTCCGTTGGTAATCGTCGCCGCAGTCGAGGTGGTAGTCCCCAACGTGCCGGTCGGAATAACACCCGTGGTCAACGTGCCGCTGGTAAACGTGGCGGCTGTGCCAGTAGTGGTGCCAAGGGTGGCGGTCGGGATCGTGCCTGTCGTGATCGTCGCATTGGTCGAAACCAGTCTGGTTCCCGTGGCCGTGCCATAGGAGAACTGGCCGGAGATATAGGCGTTGGAGTAAGTGCCGCCGGAAAGCGCATCGTCAAACAGATTGAAAACCGTGGTGCTTTTGGCGTTTACCGAATCGTCGGTGTCGGCAATGAGCAGCTTGTCGGCGGTTGATACCGTGGACAGGTCTGATTGGTCGGTGATGAGGGCGGAGTAGATGTCGGTGCCGTCCACCAAGTTATGCAACGCCGCCGAAGTGACGGTGCCACCCGTGGCGAAGGTTTGGGATCTGTTGAACTTGATTGCCATATTACGAATACCTCAAGGCGGTTGCAAAGATGGTTCCGGCAGTCAGCGTGCCAAGCGTGGAGGTCGAGTTGGCCACCACAAAGCGGGCCACCCCGGATGACTCAGGCCGGAAGGTGTAGGTGGGTTGAGCGCCAGTAACCGTGTGGTTAATCGAGCCAATGACTAGGTCGCCAAGCGCCACATTGGACAAAGCAAAAGTTCCCGTGGAGATAGCCGTGGAAGTCGTGGTTGTACCCAGAGTCGTTGCTGTAAACGCAGCCGTCCCGTAGCTTTGGGCAATCAGGTTGGAGCCAGCCCCAATGCGGAGCGTGCCAACCGTGGCCGTCCCTGTGCTGGCCGTCACATTAGATCCAAAGGTCACGTTGCCTGTGACAAGGCCGGAGACAGCCAGGGTGCCAATCGTGGCTGTGCCAGTAGAGGCGGTAAAATTAGTTCCAAACGTGGCAGGGCCAGAGGCAAAAAGAGTGCCAATCGTGGATGTCCCGGTGGATGCCGTGAAGCTGGTGCCAAACGTGGCAGGGCCGGAGGCAAACAAGGTACCGATGGTGGCCGTACCCGTAGAGGCGGTGATGTCAGTTTCAAATGTGACCGGCCCGCTGGTAGTCAGAGTTCCGATGGTTGCAGTTCCAGCGGATAGGGTTCCAATCGTGGCTGTGCCTGTGGAAGCCGAAAAGCTAGTACCAAAAGTGGCTGGGCCGGAGGCGAACAGAGTGCCAATCGTGGCGGTACCAGTAGAAGCGGTTAGGCTGGAACCGAGGGTAACTGCACCTGTTAGGACGGAAGCCCCGGCCACGTTGAATGTGCCGGTCGATCTAACGCCAGCGTTGGACAGTTCCAAGGCCGTGGTTGTGCCGTCCCCGTCCTCAATAGCTTGAAGGATGCCGTCAATACCCGTCGAGTTGACAGTCTTAAGAAGCTGTCCATAGCTCGTCGAGATGGTCTGATTTTGAAGCGAAGCCATTTATCCTCCTGCCAGTTTTTGTTTCAGAAACTCCCACGCCAGCGTGAAACCAGCCCCCACGACCGAAGCTAAGACGATTAACCGTGTCCGCAAGTGTTCCAGAGTCGAGACCCGGTTGGCCAGGTCGCCAAAGCCGGACAGGCTCCTTTCCAGCATCCCAGCCAGGACGGTGATCTGAGTCTCAATTCTGACCAAACGCTCGGAATTGGTCATCAGCTTTTCGCGGATTTCGCTGATTTCGTCGGCACTCACGACCCGCGCTCCTCCAAAAATTTTAAGGCGACGGCCAGATGAACCACGGCAGCCTCAATGCTTTCCCGATCCCGCCCGTCCAACACTAGCTGCTTGATGCTGCGGTTGACGGAGAGTAGGTGTTTTACTTTGCCGATATATTTGGTCTCCCTGCTCATGGCGTTGCTGGTGTCCGCGCACTTCTCGGCCTCGACAAAACAGGCGTAGTCGTTGGCCGTCAGAGACCACCGCAAAGACAAGCGCAGGAACCAGCGGGCCAGCCGGGTGCGGAGTTTGGTGGGGAAGAGCCAGCTCATTTCCCGCTTTCAACTTTGCCTGCATCGGCGGCGGCTCCCATGTCGGAATATGCTGGTAAATCTTGTTGCTCATTTTTTTGAGGGGAACACGCAGAGAGAAGAAGGCAGAAAAAGAGAATCTTCACGAAATACCCCACTTGAGTTTTAGGTAATCAACAACGCTCGCAATGTTAGCCGCTGAAAGCACAGAGTTATAAACCACAAGCTCGCAAAAATCGCCCTTGAAATAATAAGAAGCCGAAGTGAAGCCACGGCCAAGCTCGCCGTTTCCGTTCCCCCATCCACCGCTGCCATCACCGAGGATTTTTGTCTCCGAGGTTGTGTTACGAAACAGCGCTACCCTGTTTGAAACCGTTGGGCTTGACGGGCCGTCAAATGTGACACCAACGACGCTGGCGGTATTGGTGGTAAGTAATGTGGTTGAGGCGATTGCCTTGTTAGCACCTCCAGTAATATTTAAGACAAAAGCCCCGCCAGACCGCACTCCAAAATACCAGTCTTCATCGCCACTTCCTCCATTTGTCATTTTTCTCAAAATCCCGCCGCCCCCAAATGCTGATTGCCGAGACGACAAGTCTGGAACCCAAGCCATAAAAAATGAAAATTTGTTTGTGCTGGTTGAATTTAGCAATGCCGCAGAAAGCCCCTCGTAAAAATCATCTGTCCCATCAAAGCGAATAATGTTTCTGTTGTTTTGGACTGCTGTTCTAAGCGTGGCCCGATAGCTGGATATTGTTTGAGTTGCATGGCGACCATTTCCGCTTTGGTCCTCCCACCTCGCAACCGCAGAGGCATTTGTGGTGACGGCACTTCCGCCGCTGGTGGCATTGAAAAGACCCTTTGTCGCATCAAGCCAGAGTTGAAGCCCGGAGATAGAGCTGGGCAAAAATGCCGCCGCCCCGCCAAAGAACCCCCTGCGGTTAAGGATTCCGCTGGATGCAAAAAAACCCATTACCTACGCTTGCCTTCCGATTAAAGCGCCGGTGCCGGTGGAGGTGATTCCAGCAATCGCTCCCGTGGGTATAAAGCTACCCTCAAAAGTAATTCCCTGGCCGCTGGTAAGCTGGATTCCGCTGGCAGTAGAAGCCGTGCCGTTGGTGTCGATAAACACCGTGCCAGAGGTGCATTGCACCAAAAGGTAGTTGCGGCTTGCGTTAGAGGCGAAAAGGGTGCCGTTAGTGGTGCCAGCGGTCAGCGTGCCGGAGGTGGTCGTTGAGCGAGTGACATCAATGCCGTTGGCAACGTCTGCCTGGAGGGTCGTCAACAACGCCTCGATGGCGTCGAGGTTGACGTTGATGGTGGACGTCCCGGCAGTCACGCCGGAAAGCCCCTCAATGATCTGGTTTAACTGCCTGCCCATATAGGGTAAGCCCGGTTAAACGGCCCGCTTGTATAGTGCGAGGCCGCCGCCGTTGGTCAGGCTGCCAGCAGTGATGTCACCATGAATGGTGCCACCCGCTGCCACGGCCAAGCCGGTATAGGCAACCCC